TCTGAAGATACTACTGGAGTACCTGACCCAACAGCTGGATAATTAACACTTAAAAGCAAAATTGAATTTGCTTGTATATTTGTATTATTTAATATAAATACATCCGGTGTACCTGGTGCAGTACCTGCATTTACTGTATTAATAACTCCGGCATGTGTATTCAAAGTAACAGCTGTTGTAATAGAAGTTAACTGAGTTACAGTACCTGTATTATACAAAGATTGTAACGGTGCTGCATTTACTGCTAATGGTAACCAAGCATCATCTCTAGTTACATCTCTAGACCCAATTGCTAAAAGATTAGGTACATCTGTTGGTAAAGTGGTTCTATAATTACCCGCTTTAATCCATGATATAAAATTTAAAATATCCATTTTACTTTGTTTTATATATAATTATTAATTTAAATTCTTGCTACTGAAAGAAATCTAGCTCCAATAGAAGATGTTCCTCCAACGGATTCTACAGTAACTACAATGTATGTGTTAAGTGACCAGTTTATAGTTCCAAATGACAAAGCATTTTCAAAAATTCCAGAATTGTATGTTGCTCCAGCATTACTTCCAATACCTGAATCAGAGAATGCTTCATTTGGATCTGTACCATTATTTAAAAACTGGCAAAGATTATTAGTAAACCAAATATCTCTTTCAATTTTTACAACTCTTTGATTTACACCTGATGTTGCAGTACTTGTATTTGCAATAAGAGTTGCGCCAGTAGCATTAAAAACAGTTCCTTGAAAAGGGGCTGTATTAGTTATATAAACTTTTGTGTTTAAAGTTGTTGCTGCTGCTACTTTTTGTAATGCAGTTTTTATGCAAAAAATAGGCCAAGAACTATTATTATACGTGTTACCAGGTATTGTACTAAATGTAACTACTATATCAGATCCTGGTGCTACAGAAACTAATCCTGAAGGTACAATACTAAAACTTGGTGTAGCAGTTCCAGATGGACCTACTGGACCTTGAATACCTTGAGGACCTTGAGGACCAGTTGCACCTTGAGAAGCTAACAATGCCCAGTTAACTGTATCTGTAGCAGGATCTGTAGGAGAAGGCCCTACTGGATTAATACAAAAATAGGATGCCCCACCAAAACCTACTGCATCATTAGCTACATAAGTACCTGCTGCTGACCATGCACCTTGCCAATTAAGACCTGCTGGTCCTACTGGTCCTGGTACACCTTGTGGGCCTATTGGGCCTTGTGCGCCAGCAGGTATGTTTGCTGCAACTTGTGTTGTAAAATTTTGTACTGTAATAGCACCTGTTAAATATTCATCATCTCTTCTATCATCTTGAAGAGCCACAGGTAGTAATGTTTTATTAGGGTCAACAGAATTTACAATTCTACGACCTCTAATCCAAGAAATAAAATTTAAAATATCCATTATTATTTATTATTTATTTTTTAATGTTTCTAGTTCTTCTTTCAAAGATTTAACTTCTGAACTTAAATCTTGAATAGCTTTAACTAATACAGGTAATAATTTACCGTAAGATGCTTCTAGTTTTTCAGGGTTTTCTTCATAAACTAAACCAAGGTAATTTGCATTTGCTTCTTCTTGTGATGCTTTTAAATCCTGAGCAATAAACCCAAAATCTTCTATATCATGCTTACCTTCCTCATTTCTATCATCCCATGTAAACTTAACTGGTTTTAGTTTTTCTACAAACTCTAATCCTACTGGTAGTTCTTCTATTTCTTTTTTGTCTCTTGCATCTGAAAGAGATGTAATTGTAGTAACAGCACAACGTAAAACATTATGAGAGGCATTACCTAAAGTAATAGAATTGTTTGTTGTTGCTGTAGCAGTTTGTGTATCATCACCTAATAAAACATTGTTACTTCCTGTAGTTAAAGTCGCTCCAGAAGAAGTTCCAACAATAACATTGTAACTACCTGTAGTTATAAAACCAGCTGAATTCCCAATACAAACATTTTCTGTTCCATTGTTTTGATATAATGCTTGTTGTCCTATTGCAACATTGTTACTTCCTGTAGTAATAGTATATAATGCAGCTTCTCCAAGTGCGCTATTTGAAGAACCAGTTGTATTATTAAATAAAGCATCCTTGCCTAAACTAGTATTATTACTCCCAGTTGAGTTATTTCTTAATGCATTTGAACCTATTGCTGTATTTGAATTTCCAGTATTTACTGGCATTGCTCTACTACCAACAATGGTAACATTATTACCAGTTGATGTATTTGGTGTAAATGCGGTTCCTCCATAAAGAATGAATCTATTATTAGCATTTATTTCTTTTATTACTACTCCATTGACATTTACATCACTTCCTGACTGCGGAATTATATCATCTACATTTATTTGACTCATGGTATTATTGTTAAAGTTGTTCCTACTGGAATGGTTAAAGTTTTCCCTACGCACATTGCTAGGGGTGTTTTATAAGTTAAATTAGCATTATTTGGTAATGTAATATTTTCATTAATACAACCTACTACTGTAAAACCATTTGCCCAAATAGATGAGGTAACAGCTGGACCTGGAGGTGTAGGAATTTGTGAGATAAAATCTTGAACAGTCATAGTAACTGGTACATAATCATCATCTCTTCTATTAGTTTTTACACCAAGAGGAATAAGTGTTTTTTGTGGATCTACAGTAGAGACAAGTCTACTACCCTTAATCCAACTAATAAAATTTAAGATATCCATTTCTAAATAATTACATACTATATCTATAATATAATGAAAATTATTTAGATAACAAACTAATTAAGATATTATATCTCCAATTTCTAATGTGTCAGAAATGATGTAGGTTGTTTCAGATAACATGTGCATATTATCCTGCTCAATTGCAATTATATTCTCTACAATATTATCTACTATTATTGCTACGCGTATCATTAGAAATATGTTATAATTATACAGTATCCATTACCACCTGTACCACCAGCTCCAGATGCTGCACTATTTGTAGATGCTCCACCACCCCCACCTCCAGCACATATACCACCATTACCACCTCTTCCCCCAGCTATTGTTCCTGCTGCATCTCCTGATGCTCCACCTGCTCCCCCAGATGATAATACAGCAAAGTTTGCATCTGTTAATGAAAATGTACCATTTGCACCAACAGCACCTGCTGCTACTCCACCAGATGTGGTATAAAACAATGTAGCTAAATCCATTTTTCTATTTTGAATAGAAGAACCTGAGTATCTATTATTTGCTGTATCTATTCCACCACCATATACACCACATGTAATTGGTCTAACATTGAACACGTTATTAGTAGTAAAACTACTTGCACTGAATGATCCTGTACCATATGCATTAACACCATATACTCCATAGATAAGCTGTGCTGCTGATTGACCACTACTATTTGCAACGTTAGTTCCACCAAAACCACTTCCCCCACCTGGAGCTATTATTTTAGCAGTTGCTGCATTTCCAGTTCCACCTATGTATGAAGTTCCACCAACACTACCTGCTAAACCATTTGTATTATCTACAGTAACAACACTGGCACCATTGCCTCCAATACCAATCCAAATATTTTCTGTAGCTGATAATACTGAAGCATCCATTTTATTAATTACAACAGAACCAGTAGCTGCGCCACCACCTCCATATCTTCCTGTTGTTGGTGCACCTCTTCTACCAGCACCTCCTCCACCGCCTGCACCAAATAAAAATACCTCTACTAGTTTTGCATTTGCAGGTTTAGTCCATACTCCACTTGATGTAAATGTTTGTATATTGACTGGTGTTCCACCACTACTTGCATAATTAGGAATATTTAATGTAGATCCTACTAATGTTGCTGCTCCACTTGTTCCTGTTGTAGTTAAACTTAATATTGGTTGATAGGTACTAGCTGCTGTAGCAGAAGTAAGGTAAGGTGTTAATGCAGAAGAATTAATATATCCTGCTGGATTTGTTGCATCATAAGGAGTAAAACCCAAAGCACTAGTAACCATAGATCCTGTTATACCTGAGATATATCCATTAGGATTTGTAAGTGGATAATACGTACTTGCTGCTGCTGCTACAGTTAAATAACCTGACAGAGCTGCAGTTGTAATATACCCTGCTGGATTTAAACTTAGTGGATAATACTGTAAGTCATAAGTAGGTAAACCATTACTCCATACTACTCCTGGGTTAGGATAAAATCCAGAAAGATCTCCACCAGCAGCTCCTGTTGGAGGACCACCACCAATAGTCTTTGGCTTACCATCTGGACCATTTACTTGTAATCCACCACCAAATATATTTCCATTATTATCAACTACTTGCATAATCTATACCATATACATAATAAGTTGTTCCTGGGATATTAGAGTATACAACTAATTCATCCCCTTCTTTTAGAGCATATATTAAATCATCAGTTACTGTATCACCAGCTCCTAGTGTTAATTCATACAATGTTTCACTAGTAGCAGATATTGCATCATATCTTTCTAGTGTAAGCACATATGGTAGAGGATTATAAAATCTTAAGTTTGTAATTTTAGTTAATATAACACCATTACTACCTATATAGAGTATAGTGCCTGCTACATTAACTTCTCCTTGCTTAACAATTTCTGCCATACACTAATATACAAAAAAATCCCCAGCTTTGCAACTGGGGACGAGCCTGTTTGTATTAACCTTGGAAACAGAGAGATACAGGCTATAGTAGTAGGCCGATTGCTAGAGAAAGGCTTAACATCAATAGAATACAAATATTTGCAAGTTTAAAATCATCTTCATTAATTACATACTGCTGTGAGATCTTATCATACACAGGTTTGTATAGTATATGTGCTATTGCCCATAACATGGCAATAACAGCAAACATGATTATAACTGCAGCTATTCTCATTATTCCATTTTTAATAGTTTCTCAGACATAAGTAAAGCTCTTGTCAAGTCACCTATAGTCTGATCAAATAATAAACTCTTTACTGGAGATCTATTAAGATTATAGTTCTCTTTAAGATCTTCAGCTAATTTAGAAAATACTTTTCTAAGCTCAATAATTTCTTCAGACTCATTAATCTCTTCTGAGTCTAAACCAACTAAGATATCCCCAAAGGAATAGATCTTAGTTTCTTTAAAAGCTACTTGCTCACTCATAATTTATCAATTCTTCTTTGTAAATATACTAAAGCTTTTTGTAAGTCTTCTTTTTTGTTAGAAGTTTTTTTACCAGCTCGTGCTAAATACTTTATAACATTCCCCAAATAAAAGTCTTCATCTAAACCCCAGGCTTCTAATACATTAAATACTTCATAAGTATTTCCTGCTCCACCATAATACTTAGGTCTATTATAATCTAATACTCTATCTGCATATGGTTTTTCCATAGCATTTATTGTATTATACTTTCTGTACATTTGAGTATTGTACAAGTTCTCTGATTCTTCTGTAAGATTTACCATACTATTGCAATGTCTCTTTCAGCAACCATTAACTTCATTCCATCTTCTAGCTCAACAGCCTCAGATGATTGTAGTCCAATAATACCAATATAGACTTTGCTTCCTACATGTATATTTTCTACTTCATCTCCTACAGCATAAACTTCTAATCTAGTCCATGTCTTTCTCATGTCCATCTCAATAGCAAGTTTATCAGCTTCACTTAATTCAAATGGAGATTCTTTTACTTCTGGTTTATTTAATAAAACCCGTTTTCCTTTTAGTTGCATTTTATTGGTTTTTAATTACAAGCAAATATAAACAAAATTTATTTACCTTGTCCTCTATATAACTTTTTATATTTTTTGCTTGACTTAAGTTGACTAGTTTTAGTTTTAGCATGTATGCCTGGACGGGATACTTTAGTTGTAACTAGTTTTGTTGTTAGTTCTTTTATTTTTGCCATGATTATTTTCTTTTAGATTTTCTTTTAGATTTTATTACTCCTCCTTTTTTATTTTCCTGTAAAGATTTTAGTGTTGAAGGAACTTGACTTCTTGGTATTTTCTTTCTAGATACATTTGTAACTTTTCCAATACTTGTGTTATCTCCGGTTCCCTTTTTTATAACTACAGTAAAAGAAGGCTTACCTTTAGAATATCCTGTTGTATCAATTGAAGTTGTTTTAAATTCATATGGTTCAAATAAACCTCCAGATGTTGTTCTAGTCATTTCTGTTTTAAAAACTCCCATATTAGGTTTGTTTCCACTAACAATAGTGGTTCCATTTTTCTTAACTTTACCTTTCTTTGGCTGTAGCATAATAATTAGTTTATAGTATTAATATATAAAATTATTTAATTATTCTGTGAAAAGTTATATTACTTTTTGCACGTATGTCCTTATGGGTATACTGCCAGAACTCACCTGTTTCATTTATTATCACAGTGTATATAGTATCTGTTTCATGCCCATAGTCAGTAACTAACCAAATAACCCCCGGGCCTTTTGGTGTAATAACTTCTACTCTGTTTGTAGGTTCATAGATCATGGCAGTTCCATTTTAATTTTTTCATCCCGCTCTACTAGTGTCTTATATAACTCTATATCTGTTGACCATTCTGCACCTGTCCAAAACTCAAACCCAGAATAGTTAGATTTATACAAACAACACTGCTCATACCCACCCAACAAATATACATATTCACAGCCTAATATTCTAGCTGTTTCACATTCATACATTTGAGCTACAGTACCCAGTGATAATTTAGGATTAGCATAATCCCATATAAACTGGTATGCCACAAATTGATCATTGAATGTTTTGTACAAACTAATCCCTACCAAATCTCCATCCCAGTATTCTATAACAGAGCAATCTTCAAATGATGATAAACTAATATCCCGCTTAAACCCATGATAGTCACAATACTTCTCATAGAGCTCAGAATACTTTTCTCTTTCAGCAGCTACATTGCCTGCTTGAACTATAACTCTCTTTGATAATTTCTTAGTAGTCTTTGATGGGGAGTACTCATTTAAATTAATCCGGGTACTTCTTTCATTGTACCACTTACCCTCCCAGGGAATCCATCCTTGTTTAAGTGCATCTGTAGAAGATTCATTAGGATCTAGTATACCATAAGCACAATTGACTATAACTTCTAGATCACTTACTTTGCCAAACCCATTAATGTGATCAAAGTAGACTTTCACTTTCTAGAGAAGAAGTTTTTCTTAGGTGTCTCTACCTTGGTAGTTTTAAGTTTCTCAATGATCTTGTTTGCTTCATCTTCAGCAAACTGAATAACCTCTTCTTCTTTATCCTTGATATTCCAGTTGTTTAGTAGAATACTCATGTGCATAGTTTCATGCATAACAGCTGTGGCTTTCTCTGTAGTAGAATACTTCTTGAAAGTTCCTAAGTTCAAAAACAAGAAAGGTTTGTTGGGAGCTTTTGCTGTAAGTTTTGTATCAGCAGGATCATAGTTAGTAAGACCATACATGTAAACTCCATTGCCTTTGGTCTTATCTACTTCTTCAGCCTGAGCATCTGCTCTGTTTAAGCCATGCATCTCCGGGACCTTGTAATAGTCAAAGATCTCAGTAGCATCATTACCAATGAGTAGGATATACTTACCCATGTCAAACTTCTTCATATACTAATATACAAATTATTTCTTAAACTCTGTATTACTATAAGCATCACACTTTTGGGAGGACTTGCACCCAGTCATAAGATACCCTATAGCAACTCCTATACATAAAGCAAATATATATAGGCAAAATAGTTTATACTTTTCCATGTAACAAATATAATAAAATAACAAAGGCCCGGGCTTTCAACTCCAGACCTTTGTGCTATTTATTAACCCTTAAAAATAACATGACAAATATAAAACTAAATTTTAAAATTCCAAACCGGTAGGCAAAATATTTTATAGTAGAGATAGTGTGGACCCCCCTATAGCAACCCCCCCGCCCCACTGGCCAGCCCTGGTACCCCCCCACAAAGCCAGCACACTACCATCACACAACAAAAAATAAAACATTTTCCTTGGGGGAAAATCTTCTATTTTTTCTAGATACAACCCTTGACATAGTATAAATTTATACTATGAAAACATACACACACTATGCAAAAATTACTATTGAAATGTTTGCAAGCACCAAGAATGAGAATAACATTCTTGTAAAAGATATAATTAGTGAGCATATAGTATGCAATAAGCACATTAATTATATCAAGAAACTTGGTCTAGAACTCAATAAACCTTATATGGTTACTATTGCATTCTATACCAATGAAAGAGGATACAAAGAAGCAGATTTTATATATGGTAAAATCTACTCCTATGTACCCGAACAAACCAACCAATCTCAGACTCAGAAGCCAACAGCACAAGCCACAGCACCTTCTAAGCCTAAGCCTAGTTGGTTACGCTAACAGCTTAAGAGATAATGGGGCCCTTCCCATTATCTCTTTTTTCCTTCACACACCTTTTTTTTTACAACCCTTAACTTGACAAAAATATATTTATTAATCCTTTAAAAATTGACTTATGAGCAATGCAAAGAAAACAGAGACAACTGAACAAACAAATTTGGCAAAGAGTACTAAAATTGTTGCTGTGTATGCAGGACGTGGTACCAATAATCAACAAGGGCATAAAAACTTTGGGAAGAAATTCTTTAAATATGACCTTGAAGGACCGGCCTCTGATATAAAAGAATTTCTAGAACATCCATCTAATGTAGAGTATGGCGTGAAATATAACAGAGATAACAAGCCACAGTATTGGTGCAACTGGAAAGATGCTTTTGGAACAATAGGTACTAGATACAAAGTAAACGTGTCTATATATGGGACTTATGTATTAGACAAGGAAGAGTCCTATGATATAGAAGATACTTTGGAAGCATTAGAAAACCGTGGTCTAAGTACTGCGGCAAGAGTATATGCTGAACAAGTCCTAGGTAGTAGACTAGGATTAGGCTTGAATAAAGCAAGTGTAAGCAGACATACTGTAACAGCATCTGATGGAAGCGACGCTAGTTTAGACCAGGAATAGGTCTAGGCATACCCTAATGGAACATACAGTGGTACTAGAAATAGTGCTACTGTATAGTTCCTTTTGTTTTACCTTTATTTTGTACAACCCGCCACTTGGCAAAAATATGTTTTAGTTTCTTATCTTATATATTTATATTATATATTTTAGATACTACAAGATATCTACTAAAACACACCAATAAGCTAGTATTACTTAGGAGATACAGTATAATACTTAAATGATATGTGATATTTATTATTTATGTGTATACATATTGTAAATAAGTGTATGTTATTGTAAGTAACTGATTATTAACCCAATCACTCTACTTAACTATACTTATACTTAGTATTTATATATTATATTATTATATCTATAATAATATTTATATAGCTAACTTATTACTTAATCAGTATTGTCTAACCCTTATATATAAATCTTATCTTATGATTTTTAAAACTATGATTCAGATGTTTCAAGGTAACTTACACCTTGTACAGTATGTTAAGTACTCTAATGGTAAAGTAGTAAAAAGAGTGCTTGATAAACAAGGACTCCCGATTGCTATTTTCAGCTAACCATATTATTCTTAGTACTATGACAACAGCAATTATCTGGGGATTTGTATTCTTATTATCTTATATTAAATATTGGATAATAAAATAATCCCAACTATCCTGAGTAGGATATAAAACTGCTCTTTATATACTCTCATCCAAGCAGGAATATTATTCATAGGATGTATGATTCTGTCACCACCTATACATTGTGGGGTAACTGAATAATATTTGTTACAAGGATTGCAACCTTGTGAGAGTACCAATAATCAGATAGAGAAGAAAGTTCTCACTCAGCAGTATAACTGACTAGTATACACTTATGTCTAGTCAACATAAGAAAAACTGAGAGGTCAGCAGGTGAAAGTCCTGCTTCTGATTAAGAATTATTCACTTAAAAATATAACTATGTACGAATACTGTATAAATAGTGAAATATTATTCTCTACATATGACTTAAGAAGACATATTAGAATAATGAAAGCAAGAATGAACCACCATAAAAGTATTGGTGGTAAAGTAGGTTACTTTAAAAACCAAATCAAAATTGCAGAAAAAAAACTTCTTAAGAAACTTTATTAATCACTTATAAATAAACTTAAAATGAAAATTCATTTAAACTCAAGACAAGGTCTCTTTGAAGTAGAGACATATGGTAGAGATACAATTACATTATCTACCAAACATAATGTGTTTCAAGTACCAGTATCTGATTTTAAATCATTTGCTGGCGGTAATTGGAACTTTAATGTATCCAAAGAAAAAATGGATACATTCTTATCAGTTGTTCAACCTGATAAATATAAAATACAAGTTGAACAAGAGAATCAAATACTAACTCTAGCTGTTAGATTAGGTATGATTCAAGATGCAGTTAAAGCACAACAATCAGTTGTTGTAGAAGAATCAGATGATTATCAAGATATACCATTTGAAACTGATGAACCAACCAAAGATGAATATGAAAAATGGTGGAGAGATAAATGTGATGAGCTTAATAGTACAAGAAATAAAATGAGAAGTATTGCACGTGAAGTGTATTCTCAGAATCTTGACTTCAGTAATTTTCAGAATACCAAGGGTATTAAGTTTATCATACAGCAGGATCATGTTGATGAAAACTCATACAGACTATGTTGGGATCCATATGGATTTGTATCCAATGGTCACTCAGATATTAGTAGTATTTATCGTGATAATATATGGGGTACAATCAATGGTGGTTGGATTAAAATTATTGGTGATGATGTCATCTTGTATTTTAAATCTGGTGACTATGGTGTGTATGATAATGCTATTGCTACTGAATGTGCAAAGAAAGTATTTCCAGGAAAGACTATACATTCATTTGCAGGTAGACAATGGGATTCTGAATTAGATTCTATGTTTGAATCTTTACCATTTTAACTCTATGTCCTGAGTATGACAATAAAGTGCTCATTTTTTCAACTTAAAAATCAATTTATTATTAACTCTCAAAAACCAAAACAAATGAGAAATTTATCTACTAAGGGTTTAAGCATGTCCCAAGCACAATCAATATCTAACTTGTGTAATCAAAATGCTGTTGAGATTCAACGTGAGTTGGATTCTTACAACAACTGCAGTAAAACTATTACTGTTAATGGTGAAAGCTACTTATTACAAGAAGGAATATCTATTCCTGATAATGTAATTGAGAAGCTTAAAATCAAGGGTGATTTACATGCTTGTCAAGCTTTCCTTATGGAAGCTATCAAGGGTAAAGAAGCTTACATGGATGATTTAAGGAGAGCTACTCCTGATTTATCTAACTTAGTTAAACCTGAAAGGGTTTATGCTCCTGACTTTGATGAGTTACCAGGTGTAACAGAATCATGGGGTTGGACACAACTAAGTGATAGTGAGTATTCTGAGTACTTACAAGCTGAAGCAATGGCTTCTCACTTGGGTCAATTTATCCATAGAAATGGTAAGTTATCTGAGTTGAGAAAGCAACTACCTCATATTGCTAGTATTGAGTGGTTTGAAGTGGAAGAAGGTAAAAAGACTCCGGTCAAAGTTACCAAGCATCACATGTCAAGCCCATTAATGGTACTACATGAGGAGATTGCTGAACAACATAGAAAGTATGAGCAACGTGTTAATTACTTCAAAGCTAAGGTTAAGAACTTAACTAGTGATGAGAATGCACGTATTCAGAAATTGAATGCAGATAAAGCTGCTGAATTCTTAATCATTGAGCAAAAACTCAATGAAGAGTATCAGTTAGCTATGGATGCATATCATGGTGAAGTGCTTAGACTTACTATGGAGTTTAATAGTCAACGAGAGTTGGATATTAAAGCTGCTGCAGCATTGAGAATCAATGTTGATCCTAGATTTCAAGATGTAATAAACTTGTTTGTTGCTCCTGAGAAATAGGAACTTACATACTAGGTGAGCAAGAGATAGGCACAAGCTGATTCTCTTGCTCTTTATGTTAAGTGACAAGAATTTTTTTATTTGTGATTGATTATCACACAATAATTAATAAAATTAATACAACTAATTTTACCGCTTCTCTTCAAACTTTATAAAAACTGAGATAGAACTCCCACATTAGACAGGTTATGCATAATATATGCAATTGGCTAACATTGAGACTTAGTATTTGTATTTGCCTTTGTGTGAAGAGAAGGTCTTTGAATTTGTTTTTGTATTTGATTTTAGCTATATATTCTTGTCACTTGATGACTATTTACTTATCTGATTACAATTTAAAATTACACTTATGAATAAATCAATCCCTTTTGGGTACCACTATGTAGGTAGCCATACAATCATTAAACTTAACATGAATCTCACACCTGCAGATGCAGATGAAATTAGAAATCTATTTGGTTTTTCTGTTTCACATGTAGGAAGATATGGCTCTATGCTATGTAGAATAGAAGCAGTAGTTCCTTGGAATGGTATGGGAAATGAAAACTTTAGAAACTGGTTTAATAAACTTGAGATTTATAAGATCAATGCTAAGATGGAAAAACTAGCAAACAAAAAAGTAGAAGCATTAGACAGAGCACTTAATGCTGAGAATTTATTAATTAATTTGAATGATTTACCCTTTTAATAAAATAATTATGAAAACAATTGGAATAGTACTAGCATGGTTTGTATTTATTGGAGTTCTAGCATCTTTTGTTAGCTGCAGTAGTACAGTACACTGTGATGCTTATGGTCAAACAGAACAAGTACAAAATAAAACTGTAAGCAAATGATTTATAGAAAGTTAACAAAACTAAAAAAGCAAAAGAGGGATATAGAGTCCCTCATTAATGCTGCATATCAGTCTAAGGCTGACCCTGAAGTGGTTATACTTAGAGTAGGTGACTTACAATGGGACCTTAGTATAGTAGAAAAAGAAATAGAGGAAGAAAAAATGATGCTTCCTTTTAAATTAACTCTTGCTGCATTTGTAGTAGGTAGTATAGGTTTATTAATTTATGGATTAACACTTTAATTATGGCGAATTTAATTTTTGTATGGTATCTTCTTACAGGAACTGTACAGTATCAACAGACAATGGATGGACACAAGCAATATGCTTTGTTCTTTGAAGATGGAAAGGTTATAGACTATGCATATAAGGGTGAAATCTTAGAATACATAGAGACCGGAACATTTGAGTATAATGAAGATTTAGAACTTAGTAAATAATCTTTTTGGTCCTGTAGCTCAGCTGGATAGAGCAATTGCCTTCTAAGCAATAGGTCCTTGGTTCGAATCCAAGCAGGATCACTAACTTTTAAATATATTATATGAGAAATACAGACTATAAACTTATAACATCTGTCATGGGATTTAATTTAAAGGTCACAGTTAAAGATGAGAATAACCAAATGGTTAAAACAGGTATTAAACACACTATTCAACGTGCAGAAGGTAGTATATCTGCATTTAAAAATAGAATAGGTGATAAGAAATGGTTTACTCACTTTAATGATGGTCTTTACAACAAAATTCTAGACTACAGAAAAAACAATGATTAAGATTTTTAAGATAGTGTATTCTGTGAATATACTTTTCCAATCCAAATAGCAAGGGGTAGCAATACCCCTTGTTTATTGTTAGCTATATATTACAGTATTTTATTTTGTACAAGCAATTCTACTTGATTTTATCACGTATTTTTACTACAGAATAAATAATGTTATATCAATTACCTAACGGAAAAGTTGTTCACCTGAGCATTGAAGAATACTTAAGTCTTACAGATTTAGATATACAGTTCTTAATGTCTATAGATTATGGTGAACATATCTTAGACCCTTTTACCGGTTCTGCTGTTGAGAAAAACACCAGAGAAAAATATATTGATACAGACTTTCTTCCACTAGAAGATTATGACCTTAATGATATACCATCAGATGATTTACCATTTGATGATATCATTGACTTAGAGGATCCACTGGATAACTAGTATTGCTAATCGCGATATGCAATACTAAACACTTATCACTTAGCTTGAGTAACTAATGGTATAGTAAAATCTACACTCAAAAATCTATTTATTAATTTTTTAAAAACAAAAAAGATGAACTCTAAAGTAATCGTAACAGCTGACCCTACAACTAATGCAGTAATTAATGTATCACAAAATAAACCTGAATGGGGTTATATCCGTGTACAACAAGTAAGAACAATGATTGATGATAATGGTTTCTTGAAAAGAAAAACAGTATCTGCAATTGTTCCTTCTTTACTAGTAGATTTACAAGCATCAGGTTTCTTTGCTGGTCAGCAATTAGATGGTAAAATTGTGATTGAAGAATCACTTGAGCCATTCAATGATAAAACACCAGAGCGTGATTTAAAAATTGCTGGTGAAACAGGTATTGTATGTACATTAGCAGGACAACCAATCTATAGAAGAACTAAATTTTCTTTTGATGGTAATATTTCTGATACTTTAATCAAACATGATAATGTTGAAGAGTTGCGTGCTGCTTATGCTATTAGTTCTAAACCAAATACTGAAGCATTGAAGAATGCTGCAAGCCAGGATTTTAATCTATAAGATATAAGGTTGATGGAAGTAGATGGGGCTGGGAAACTGGCCCCATTTATTATGATTTATAATATGAAAATGTATAAAAAAATGGAAAAGTTAAAACAGGAAATTAGAAATTATCAGTTAAATGCAGGTAAAACTTACATGCAATATGAATCAGATGGATACTCTCAGTATCAGAACTATTTGTATAAAAGAGCATTGTATGGTTTAAATGCATTGACACAAGAAGAGCTTGCTTCTATGTGTAGCAAGAAGAAACAAAGAATACTCAATGTTTATAAGCGTGCACAGAAAGTACTTAATGTATTTAAGCAACAAGTAACAAATCAGTATAGTAACTATATCTTCAAAACTCTGTTCCCAAAGAGTCCATGGACTGATGATATGCTTGCATATTCAGAGGTAGATGAGAAGTTTACTAACACTCTAACTTTTAAAGATTTAAATATCTCTAAACAGGATATTATTGGTATCTTTATTACTGAAGGAATCCTTCCTAAAAACTTTTTAAGTTTAAAAGAAGCACCAGTAACATTACCAAGATTAAAGCATGAAGTTAAAAGTATGTGATGCCTGTCAAAAAGAGACAGTAATATGGAAGAACCATGGGGGATTTAAATACTGTAAATATTGTTGGAGTTGCCAAAAAGCCATTGATAGTGACAGTGTACAGAAACCAACTGACTATAAAATTCCCCAGGTTTCTTCTAAGCGGAAGAAGAAAGACCAAGAGTATTTAAAACTAAGAAACAGATTTCTTACTGATTTCAGTCTATGTCAGATTGCAGTAAAAGGTTGTTCTGTTAATGCTACAGATGTACATCATACATATGCTGGTGCTAACAGAGATGCTTTTTACTTAGTACAATCTACATGGCTTGCAGTCTGTAGGAATTGCCATGATTGGGTGCACAGTCACCCAAAAGAGTCTAGAGCTCTTGGATATTTAAAATGATTTATTATGGGATCAAAATCAAACATGATTATTGTACAAACAATATTAGAGTATAATATAGAAAGAAGACGTGAGTTTAATATACTTAAAGAACAATTAAAAACATGTTGTTGCTTTCCAACTAGAAGAAAAATAAAATTTAGGATGGAGGAGCTTAATAAGATTTTAAGTAGAGATTATATGCTTCCTAAGTATGACTTAGTTCAAACATTAGGTATTAAGTATAAAGAACTTAAAAAGTATCCAGAGTTAATTGAAATTACAAGAAAGAAAAAAGAACTTCAAAGACTAGTAGCATGAGTAAACCAAATAAGAAACAAATTAAAAGTATTGCCGATAAGTCTGAGACTGTTGGTAATGAATTGTATGATGAATTTCAAAAAAGTAAAAAACTTGAAACTGCAAAAGTAGCTATAGCAGCATTTAGAAATACTCTTTATGCTAATAGTTTACTAATAAAGAATGAAAAGATATAAAAATAATGAACAGAGAAGAAATACAAGATGAAGCTTTAAAAGCTAGTGAGGGTAAACAAAGATGCACAATTGTACTTGGTACAGGTGTAGGTAAGACTCTTGTTGGCTTAAAGCATATGGAGAAACATTATTCTCCATTACAAAGTATTCTGATTGTTGCTCCC